TAAGTAAATTCCTAAATAATATAAACTAAACAAAATGAACTCTCTAGACGAGACTGTTAAAAACGCTACGGCGATCATGAGTCTCGTGTGGAGTGTAGGTAAAATGCAAACGTGGGTAAGGGGGTATTAAGCGAAGGACTTGGTGGTTCCCTCCTCCTTTCTCTTCTCACGACACGCGTCGTTCTTCTCCTTCTTCTCGGCAGCCTTCTGGGGGTTGGCCTTCGCCTTATTTTCCTGTTTGATTTTCTTCTTTTCAGAGTCGGTGAGTTTATCCTTTTTAGTCTTATCGATCGCCATCCTTTGTAATACTATATACATTTAATTCTATAAGCCTGTTCATAAGTATTAAAGCGTAGAGCCGTTGAATAAATACAAAATGTTTACCATCACGTGTTCTAAGGTCCCGTCCCGTGTTCCAGTTTTTGAGACCCCCACTGAGCAGGCAAAGGCTCGGATAGCAAAGGCTGCAAATAAAGATAAGAAGCGTGATAGACACTGGCGTCAACACGTGTACGCACACCCCTCACAAGAAGAAATTGCAAACAGGGCACTCAGTAAAGGAGCTGAACGAATTAGGGAGATGGAAATAGAAATCGAGAGGTATAAACAAGTGAACACAAAACTCGAGAGACTCGCTAAATGGAATATTCGTTCATCTCAGTCATCACTCAAAACTTCCGAAGAAATGCTGCAACTGCTTCAAGATACGTTCGGTGACGAGGCTTTTGAGAAGAATGAGGATGAGAAGTAACTCCGTACGTGTTAGGTCCGTTATACGTCATGCATACAGCTTCATCTTCAATAAATCCGAGAACAGATTTATACATTGATATTCAAACGTTTCTATGCTTTAGTTGTATTTAAATGAACTTAAGTCGTCACGTAGATTTGTAATATTTAAGTAAAGATGTTCGCACTCAGACAACCTGCCTTTCGACCCACCCCCTTCCGCTTCAAGCCTAAGGTTAAAAAATCCGCGGCCAAGAGTTACTACGGACTCGATTATAGCAACAGTACAGTACTCGAAAAAGTTTCTAATCATGATCTTTTTCATGTCATAGCATTTCATAAAGCTGGACATGAAGAAGGAATTTATTCTATTACGGATACAGATGCAAATGATATCCCTCGACACTTTATCATAGCGTTCGTAACATTTGACGATGCGTATAGGTACAAAACGCTTCTGGAAGCTGATATGTACTCTTATTCACCTTATGTTCAATATGCATCAAGATTTGAACTCGACCACGCGTGTAGTGTTGGGGGATACCATTGCAAGGTAGTAAATAAAGGAGCGCTCATTACTCCGCCCATGAGAACTGTAAAACTGACAGATTGGGAAATTCGTCAGTCTCTCATAGACGGTAATTGGACTGTTGCACCTAAACCGGGGAATCTTGAATAACAATGGATTCCAAGCTATTGGAACGACTCATGATACGAGAAAGTTCTTCAATGACATGGTCTCTCTTCTGCGCACATGAATGACGTTCCATAGAAGCGACTGTGTTAAATGTAGACCAACACGTGTTACAGCGAACGGTACCATATCCTCTCTTAATACAAGTATTAAGTTCTTCCGTTGAATGGTATCCCATGTGGCTTATCAAACCCTGCATATCTGAGAATACAGAGCCACATAATTCACACGAACAGTCGAAGGGATTTGTGTATGCATCCGGTAGTCTCTTATAGCGTTTTTTAAATAAAAAGTCTAAACACATATACTTCCCTGATATAATATTAAGTGTGTTTTTCTGTAAATTGATAACCGGGATACATGTATCGTAATTTTTGTTTTTGAAACATAAATACGGTTATCTTCTCGTACACAGACATTGTTTCCGTTTTGAAAAGAACAGTCCGCGCACCGTGATCGACGCGAATTTCCATACCGTACGCATTCGGGTATTCTGGGGCGTCATCTGGTAATATGTCGTATAAATGTCTTTTTGCACGTCTATCGTCGAATAGTAGATCCTCGGAAAGACTATTAGTAGATTGTGGTCGTACATGATTTTGTAAAAGGGTTATGCGTCTTAACGCTGGGCCAATGCGTATTGGGTTCATCTTACATATTTAATGCGAGTACCTTTTATACCACTTTAAAATTCATGTTACGAGGTTTGTACATTTTCTTCGCCATCCACGTCATGAAAACACCGACTTCCATGATAAGAAGTGCATGGTGGAACATGACCACCCTCTTAGCTCGGTCAGTTTTCGGGCTAAAGTCACCGTATCCAACCGTACTCATCGTTGTAAATGCGAAGTACCATGGATCGGTGGAAGATTCTGTAAATCCAAACTCTTCTGGATCAAACATATTCGCATATATGAATCCGAATATAAGTGTCGTAAATATCATTAATAAGGCAACGAGTATACCATCCATTTGTTATATGTAGACATTTAAAGTTATCCTACGTATACTAACAAAAGATGGATTCCAAGCTACTTATCAAACGCCTTTCACCTGATGCGATTATTCCTGAACGATCTGGATCGAGTGCCTCTGTTGGATACGACCTTTACAGTATCGTCGATGTTGAAATTCCCGTTCTAGCTAGGGGTATAGTGAGTACCGGAATCGCTGCTACGGTTCCCATCGGCTGCTACGGTCGTATCGCTCCTCGCTCCGGTCTCGCTGTTAAGAACGGCATTCAAACTGGTGCTGGTGTTATTGACCCTGATTATACAGGTGAACTCAAGGTGATCCTGTTTAATCATGGAGATGAAACGTTTCATATTAAACCTGGGGATAAAATCGCCCAGCTTATAGTAGAGAGGTGTGAAACCCCTGCAATCGAGATTGTAGACGAAATCGTGTCTACTGAACGCGGTACACGCGGTTTTGGTTCTTCTGGATAAACATAAATAAAAAAACTTAACACGAGTATTTAGTTAGCAAAAGCAATTCCTGCCATACCGTCTTTTATCTTTAATATGTTGTAATTGACTGTATACGCACGCACAATGTTCCCAGCCCTGACCCCGCCGGTGAGGTTCAGCTTCGCATTATCAATCCTACTGAAATTTAACGACCCCGAAGGCTGAGAAGCATTCAATTTTAAGCAGAAAGGCCACGTGAACGTAGACACGGTGCTGAGAGTCGATGAAGGGAGGGATGTGCAGTGCATCTCCGGGACGACGTTGTGATGGTAAACGGGAGACATTTCTTCGAAGAGGGTAGTACCGTTAATGTAGAGAGAAGCCCGGTCGAACGTGAAGTTAGTATCCCATTGATTGTTATTAGCCTCAGAAGAGACGACGTGGATAGCCTTGGAAGGGTGGTTGAAGTACGTGAGATCGACGTCAACATCATCCTTGGACATCGGTTGAAACTGTGTCTGGGTGATGAGGATCTCATGCTCGTGCTCGACGACCATCTGGCGCTCCTCTGTATCGAGGTACACGTACGTCCCGTAGACCTTGGGGGTGGACGCCGGGGTAAATCCGGAGCGGCACTTAATACGTACTTCGACCTGATGGAACTGGAGTGCGGTGAGAGGAAGAGATTTAGTCCAATCCTCGGAGAAAAAGAAAGGGATGATATAATGATCGGCACCCGTACTAGTTCCCTTGGCGTTATCAGAAACCTCATCAAGAGTCACGGCGCAAGTGGCCTTGGCGCCATCCTGCTTGTAGAGTAAATTGTGGACACCCTGAATAAAAAGAGCGTCGAGGCGGCACACTTCCTGACCACCAATCCAAAGAGAAAACTCGGTCGTGCTGGTGTCATTCTTGCTAAAGAAACCGGAAGTGTTGTTCGCACCACCGGTCCCAATGTTTGTGGCCTCAACCCAGACGTAACTTAACAGATCACCCTTAGTGCGCAGAGGAACCACGACTTCATTACCGGCGGCAAAGGTTCCCACATAATCGAGACGTTCCGGCTTGAGCGCAAAATTGGTATGTCTCTTATAGTTTTGGTGGAAAAATGAAACTTGGGGTGAGCCAGTGATGAAGACATCCTGGGCTCCCTTAGACACGAGGTCAATCAAAGCAGCTGACATTTTACTAATATATGATATTAAAAATTTAGCTCTATAACGAAGTATGGTACAATTTCAAGTCCTGACATGGGATGCACGTGACGAAGATGAGGAGCATTTAATCAGGATGTTTGGAAAGACTCAGGATGGTCACTCCGTCTGCGTGACGACGCCGTTCAAACCCTACTTTTTCATGAAGCTTCCTGATACACTCGACACTAAGAAGGTGATTGATTACGTCAAAGACACGTGCCCAGACATTGTAAACTGTGGATCCCTGAGGTCTAAAGATATGGAAGGGTTCCAGAATGGGGAATCTAGAACGTTTATACAGATAACGTGCAAAGATCTCCAATCGCGACGATTTATAAGTAGTAAGCTGAGGAGAACAACTTATGCATCACTTAAAAAATTAGAACGGGAACGGAAAGAAATAGACCACAGGCTGTTACTAGCTGAGTCATCTGTAGAAAAACAGAACGATGAAGCGGCAAAAAATCGGGCTGTACAGGATGTGGCGGTATTGAGAAAAACCCTGGAAAAACTAGACACCGATATTGATAGAACATTGCACGTAAGTCAGTTACGATTATACGAAGCGAATCTGGATCCCGTTCTGAGATTCATGCACCGATCTAATATTCAATCTACGGGCTGGGTGGATACAGGTGATAACTGCGAGCGTGCTGACTTTGCGAATGTGGATATTGATTTGTACTGTAAGTCTTGGAAAGACTTAAACCCTGTAGATAAGCCCGAATCTGCACCCTTTGTGATAGCGTCGGTCGATATCGAATGTTATAGTTCGACTGGAAAGTTTCCAAACCCTAATGTGCGGAATGATGCATGTTTTCAAATTGCTATATCACTCGTACGTTTTGGTGAAACTGAGCCGTTTGAGAAGAGATGTCTATGCTACAAGGAAACTGATAAGAACCTTGACGACGGTTCGATTATCGAGTGGTTTCCTACTGAAAAGGATATGTTGATCAGGTTCTCAAACTATCTCGTCGAAAAAGATACAGACGTGATTACTGGCTGGAATATATTTGGATTTGATCTTGAGTATATTATCGAGCGTGGACATTTGATGTCTTGCCCTCTATCTTTCTTCAAAATGAGTAAGCTGAAAACGCATGTATGTGACCTCGTACGTAAAAAGCTTTCCTCGAGCGCTCTCGGAGATAACGAGTTGAAGCTTGTCCCTATGCCTGGTAGATTTATCTTTGATCTATTTCATGAAGTAAAGCGTGAATATAAACTAGATTCGTATAAACTAGACAACGTATCGAAATTGTATCTCGGGGATAACAAGATTGATATGGCTCCAAAAGAAATGTTTCGTCGATACGAAGAAGAGGATCCGGTGAAGCTTCGAGAGGTTGCGGAATACTGTATAAAGGATACACTCCTCCCACATCGCCTTATTTCAAAGTTGTGTACGTTCATTAATCTTTTAGAGATGGCCAAGGCTACATGGGTACCGCTCAGTTATCTCGTGGAACGCGGACAACAGATTAAGGTGTTCAGTCAGCTCACGAAAAAGGCTCGAGAAATGAAATTTAAGGTGCCTACGTATGACTATGGTCATACGGATAATACGGGATACGTGGGGGCGACTGTACTCGAAGCACAATCCGGTGCATATTACACACCTATCACAGCCCTGGATTTTGAAGGTCTATATCCAAGTATCATGATGGCGCATAATCTCTGTTACTCAGCACTCGTCATGGACCCTAAATACAAAAATTTACCCGGAGTTGAATATGAAACATTCGGAGATCACACGTTCGCACAAAACGTTCCAAGTATTTTACCAAGTATTTTGGTAGAACTCAAAGCGTTTAGAAAACAGGCAAAGAAAGATATGGCCAAAGCTACCGGTGCAATGAAACAAATGTATAATGGTAAGCAGTTGGCGTACAAAATCAGTATGAACAGTGTGTATGGATTTACCGGAGCATCAAAGGGTATTCTTCCCTGTGTGGCTATTGCGTCGACGACTACGATGAAAGGTCGAGGTATGATTGACGAAACAAAGGCATACGTTGAAAAACATTACCCGGGTTCTCACGTGCGCTACGGAGATACAGATTCGGTCATGGTCGAATTTGATGTACAAGGGCGAACAGGAAAAGATGCTATTGAGTATAGTTGGGAACTTGGTGAACGCGCTGCCGCTGAGTGTACGAAGTTATTTAAGGCTCCTAATAATTTGGAACTCGAGAAAGTGTACTGCCCATATTTCCTTTACAGTAAGAAGAGATATGCCGCGAAACTCTGGACGAAGGGTAAAGATGGAGAAATGAACATGGATTATATAGATGTAAAAGGGTTACAACTTGTTCGCCGTGATAATACTCCTTATATGAGAGAAGTGTGTAAAGAGTTGCTAGATGTAGTTCTCGACAGTAACGGTACAGACGCACCCAAGGCTCTTGCTCGAAAAAGAGCGGTCGAGTTACTCGAGGGAGATGTTCCGAATGAGAAACTCATATTAAGTCAGTCTCTATCCGATTCATATAAAGTGAAAGGAGAAAGTGTATCTATCACCAGTGACGAGGTTGCAAATATAAGCCAAGCGCATGTACAAGTGGTTCGAAAAATGAGAGACCGACAACCGGGATCTGAGCCGCAATCCGGAGATAGAGTACCATATATTCTTATCAACACCGGTGACCCAAAAGCCCGTGCATTCGAGAAATCTGAAGATCCTGTATACGCCAGAGACCACAAGCTTCCGGTCGATTATCCGTATTATTTTTTGAACAAATTTTTAAACCCTGTATGCGATTTACTCGACCCCCTATTTGAAAATGTGAAGGATGATATTTTCGGAGAACTACTAATGCGTGCAAAACCACCTAAAAGACCTCGCAAAAAAGCTGATCCGAAACAACCTACCTTGATCAGTGATATATTTAAAAAAAAGGATCCATAATAGAGTATGACCGAAGCAATTCTCGGGATTGTCAATTCTCAGCGCATAGGATTAAAAGATATAGAAAATATGGTAAAAGAGATAGAGGAAAAGCATAAAGAAGAAATGAGGGTTAATATACTCGAAGCTTCTAATCAGATATGTTCAGAGTTCAAAGCTTTAAAGCACGAACCTGTTCGTGTTCGTAGAATAATTGCACGGGTGTTTGGTGACGACAAATGCATTGGAAAGAGAAAGAATGGTCGACCATGTGGAAACAAGTCTGTCAATGGTTTAGATGGATATTGTAAATCGTGTCACAAGTCTAAGCCTCCAGAAGCCAGGGTGTTGCCTTTTGGTGAAATTAATACTGACACGGTTCCGACTGGAGTTGATATAGGTGATATGGGGAGATGTGTACGCTCGGGTGCAGGAAGTGCTGGATTTCCGGGAACGCCTGCATCGATTAGCCCCCCACCCGAAGACGAACTTAGAGATTTACTTCCCTTATATTAATAATGAACAAATCAGATATTCTACTAAATTCTATTAACTCATTTTATGCAAAATCAGAGAATAAAGCTACGCTCGTTGAACTATTAACAAAAAGTGGGGGTATATCCCTGCGAAACCTGGAATGGTTTATTACTAATTACTCTAAAAAGAATAACCTATCATATGAAACGAAGGACGGAAAAATTTTTAGTGTTCATTGCGCGTATAAGTCAAGTTTAGACGGATATTCAAAAAAACTATTCGACCCATTCTGTAGAACAGAGAAGATAACCTATAAACTACCGGATACATCTGAGGAAATTCATACGACTGTTGCACAGCTGAATTTCATCCGATGGTGTATTAAGAATAATATCGTGGATTACATTCGTAATCATCACGATACGTTATTTATGAAAGGGAATACCCTTCGACTCCAGAAGGCTTAGGCCTACCATACCCGGGAGGAATTTTAGGAGACCTGGGAATAAGAGATTCGGGCATTTCGGGTATGTATCTATCTGCAGACATACCTACACCAGACATGAATCCCCTATCGAAGAGAAATGTCTGATACCCGACATAATACATGTTGAGTGTGTAGACGTCCGTCAAATTGGGGGTGAGTGAAATATCAAGAATAGTTCGATCCGAATTTAATTTACTGAAGTCCAGGCTTCCCGATGGTTCCACATTAATCGGATTCATCGCGAATGCATACGTGTAAATATTTCTATCAGGCTTAGATAATCTACTATTATACGGTACGACGTACTTATAGAAAACATGGTCGGGATTATTTATATTTGGTAAATCTTGACCGTTAATGAATATTTTAGCCGTCTGTTGTACGGGGTTAAAAAACTCCGAACTAAGTCCATACGTATCTGATGTTGAGAAGTTATATCTATTTTCAAACTTTCGCGTGAGAACATCTGTATCACCCGTACCTAGATTCGAAGGACTACCATGTTCACTCTCATCCTCGAAATCTTTGCGTCGTAAAAACCAAAACATAGCTTTCACTGGTATACTGGGAACAAGTTGTAATTTAACATTATTTTCACCTATCTCCGTTTCTAATGTTGGGTGTTTATTCACTACATCGGTGATTAGGACCTGTTGCTTCGTGGTCAAATATGACTTTTCTTGTGCCGATACGGTAATTTCTTCTGTTATCAGACTGAATTTGTCCAATGTGAGATGTGAGAAACTTGGATTATTCGTGAAGAACGTACTCGGTCTAAACTTTATCTCAAATTCTAGTTTTTGTTTATGAATGGCACATGTAGGAAAATAGGGTCGGTTAGGTAAATTTGAAGCGTATTCATCTCCCTCGTACTTACGTGAAAAGAAAAGAGGTATAGGTATCATCAACTGTGACGGGTATCTAGATAAAGCAGCATCGTTTGCAGACGAAGTACCTTCTGTTTGATTACGGTTGAGAGTGTATCGTTTTGTCCTCTTTTCAGATGCATCTAAATACAATTCATCGTATATCATACCCCAGTCATCGTGATACTTTTCGAGCTCTAACTCGTCCACACGCATTGTCACTGTTTCTATCACATGACGGCCTATCTGGTCAGCGATATTGGCATTCGATTCAACTTTGGGAAACTCGAGATGAACATACATATTGCTAAGGAGGTCACCCATGTTCTGTGGATTTAATGTAACTTTTACAGTTTCACCGAATGGCCATGTGGTCGACGCGTTAGAAGGTTTAGAGACGGTGACACTTTTATGATATTTCGTAAAGTTTGAATGTTGTGTAGGTTCATAATTAAAGAAGGAATGTGTTGGGCTATCGTGTAATAGGAACGTGTCCTGTTTACCTATCGCATTGAGAGCCAGAACAGAACCGGTATCGGGACCTTTGAGGTCCATACTTATCTATTGCTCACAATTTTTTAAGGTCAGTTTTCCACATGTCAATATATCCAATAGCTTTGAGTGAATTAAGTTCTTCGTTGAGAGTTTTCCATTCGTCGAACAGAGCCTTTACCCTTTCCTCTGTATAATCAATTGTCTTCGTATGTAAGAGATAGTCGTATGAGTCATCAACCTTAGGAAACAGTGTAGACAGTTGAGTCTCTAGATCATGCTTCTTACGTCTGAATATCACTATGTCACCCTCTATCACCATCTTAACGAACCGTGCACGCCTGGAACACAGTTCGGCCTTTCTCTTCGTAACTTCGATGAGCCTGTTCTTTCTCTTCACATAGTAATCCATACGAAGGCCGATGAAGTCAGTGAGTATCTTCTCTGCGCTGTCGTATTTACATATACCTTTCGTCGGATGAAAAAGATGCATATTTGAGCATCTGATAGTCTTTTGCAGTTTGAGATCCTTGATAGCGTCTTTACCATTGTAATCCTGAATTATAAAGTCAACATTCTCAGTTGTACTGTTGTTCGTGAAACCGCTGATGATTTTCTTTTCAACGAGGGTATCGAGGTGTTCTTTGTAATCTTGCGTCCATCGACCCGGGGGGAGATCTGTCACCTTGATCGTCTTTCCTATACAAACCCAAACACCTTGAGTCACCCACGAATCGTCGTCCTGTTCTGAGATTGTCCCCTTAAACCCACGGAACCATGGTTTCATTCTGGTCATCTCTTTTCCACGTGTGAAATTGAGAATGTTTTGCTTGATGTCCTCTGGGTTGAAAGGTGGTACGTAGCAGCTGAAACCCGTTCCAATACCTTCAGTCCCATTCACAAGTACCATGGGTAAAACGGGCATATAAAACTCTGGTTCGATCGAGCGCCCATCGTCGTCAAGATAGGTAAGTACTGCATCATCTCTGGGGTCAAAGAGAGATCGAGTCTCCTTTGAGAGCCTGGTAAAGATATATCTCGTTTGAGATGCATCTTTGCCGCCCATCAATCGGGTTCCAAACTGACCACATGGCTCGAGGAGATTGATATTGTTTGAACCCGTGTAGTCGTTGGCTAGTTTGACGATGGTGTCAGCCAAACTTACTTCACCGTGATGATAAGCAGACTTTTCAGCTACAAAGGCAGCCAATTGCGCCACCTTCATCTCGGCAGTCAGATTCTTTTGGAAACATGAATACATGACCTTCCTTTGTGACGGTTTGAGACCATCAGCCACGTGGGCGATAGAACGTTTCAAATCGGCCAGTGAGAAGTTTACGAGGTCTTTGTGAATAAAGTCGGTGATGCTCAACTGTTTCACATTACCATAAGGAACCTCTAGCTCCTTGGGGTCTTTTGCAGTACTTTCAAGAAGCCAAATCTTTCGATCATCAGCCTTTTTCTTGTCAAAAGCCAAAGTAATAGATTTATCAGACATCACATCTGTATCAAACTTG